AATATTAATAGGAATATATGTATCCATAGTAGTTAAATTATTTGCACACGAAACAGGTGTCCATCTAACTGGCATTATATATATTATATTATATTATAATACATTATTATACATTTTTATTTTTATTTACTAAAACTAAAATCAATAAATAAAAATAAGCAAACAGACTACGATAACAAAAAAATTACTTCCCGCATGCACCGCAACTAGGCCGAGCATTTGAAACGCGACTAATCATTGGATAATTTAATCCGACAGGCATTACCATTTTGCTAGAATATGCGCCCCGATTAATAGTCGCATTAATTTGCGCGGCACTGTGAATACGTGTAATAGAAGGATTAGATAAATTCATTTTAAATCGAGAAGAAGACATTGTTTAATATTATACTAACATATTTTATTTTCGTCTGCGGCTAAATTTCCCAACTTCCTTAAATCCAAGTTTTCTAGATTTACCCTTTCCTTTCTTTAAAAACGATAGTTCTTCCTTAAGTTTGACAATTTTGGCTTTTTTAAGGGTTCTGGCAAGTTTGTTACCTTTTACCTCTTTTTTCATGTCTCGTATTAGTTTTGCAGTTTTTTTAGCCTTTTTCTTCATTTTAACAACCCTTTTTTGACCAGGTGACACTACAAGACCAGGCGATACACCACGATCAGACAACACTACAAGACCAGGTGACACTACTCCACGATCAGATGGCATTTTAAGTTGTTGTTTTTTTAGGGGTGGATCTAGTTTTTTTTGTTTTCTAATTTCTGCTTCAAACATATGAGTTCTATGTCTCGACTCTTTTTCGCCCTCATAATATAATCCGAATCTAATAAATTTATTTTTGTTAAAATAATGATGTACACCTATCATTCCCCGATAAACTTCTTCTGTTTGAGGATCAATAACACATATTTCGCCTTCGTTGGTTACAGCTAAAATAAAAGAATGACCGATAGAAGCAGAACATTGTGCGCCTATAGGGGCACCATACCCCGGGCGAATGATTTCGGCCAATTTATTCATAAGTATTGAAAAATTATCGCGATCTTTGGGTACGTCTTCATAAACTTGATCAGTATGTTTAAATATATCATTCCAATCAAATCGTTCAAATAGCATTCGGATGCGATCCGCGTTGCTAGTGCCATTCGTAGCAAGATATGATCTAACACGCGCATCTTCTTTAGACACTATGTTAAAAAACGAAAATACATTGAACGTACAATCCGCTCTCGTACCAGCAGGATTTATACACGTCCATGTTTCAAGCATTTTATTTGTAATTTTAAATTTTAATAAATGTATACGATTAATTGGTATCATTGGTAAACTTATACTAGTAAACCCGCCGCCGCCGCCACCACCACCAGCTTCTTTTTGTGCATGCATATATATACCAGATTATTATAAAATTATTTGATAACGGGAATAACAAAACAATTACATCCATTCACAATATTCATTTTCATCGTTTTTCCGCCGTAAATAGGAAATGCATTATTAAATGGAATAGAGCCGCCAAAATCAGGAGGAATTATTCCTCTGCGAACAGGTCCTTTCCCCTTTATTCTATTCAAATATCTATAATACGAATTATGCTTAATATCAACGCCATACCCCCCAGGACTACATGATCCGGGTCTAATCCCAGTTTGAGTATGACGAGTACTATTTCCCTTAAACATCCCACCCCCGCCTTGAGAATATGCACTATTCGTCTGATAATGCCGCACAACTCTATCGCTCATTTGATTCCAATTAACGCCGGCATTATTATCATCAAACAAAGCAGGATTCTGATAAACGGTTAATGCCGACAAATCGTTGCTGTAAAGAGAAGATGGAACGCGGACCGTATTTTGGATAATTTTTAATCGTTGATATTGTATTGCTGATGCTGATGCGATATCGTTCATGTATGTTTATTATACTTTACGAAAAAAATAAAATTGAAATCAACACCAACCAATAACAACAAAGCAATCAAAGCAATCAAAAGCAAAATGGCAACCTCAGCCTCAGCCTATTCATGTGAATATTGTAGTAAAACATATACAAGAAAAAATGCAGCGACAAAACATTTTATATTATGTGAACTATTGCATAATTCAATAAATATACATAATAACACTACCCAAAAAAAATTAAAACGCGAACAACAATGCGAAGAAGAAGAAACCTCAGGTATTCCATCACAACGTCAATTATATATTATGCTACAAGAATTAGCATTTAAATGTTCGGTTATGGAAACAAAAATGGAAAATATGCAAAAATGGACAGATAAAACAAAACGTAAATTGAATGTACTTCAGTGGTTAAATCAACAACCGGCGCCGATCATAACGTATACCATTTGGGCGAATAATATCCAACTATTAGATGAAGATATTACAACATTAATGGAAGAAAATGTTACTTATACATTAATTAAAATAGTGTTAAGAAATTTGATAAATCTCGATTCCAAATCCGAATCCGAACAAACAAATCAAAATCAGCCAATACGATGTTTTAATCAAAAAAGCAATGTATTTTATATTTATACCAAATCAAAACAAGACGGGGATAAACAAGACGGGGATAAACAAGACGGGGATAAACAAGACGGGGATAAACAAGAAGAAAACGAACTAAATCAATGGCACCTCTTTACAACCGATCAATTTTCAATGTTATTGCATAAAATACGTGGAAATATGATTGGTAAATTACGCGAATGGTACAAAAAACATAAACAATCGATAATAAATGACGATAATATGGGGGTATTATATAGCAAAACGGTATCAAAACTCATAACTATCAATTTTAATCAAGATTCGCAGACCTTGAGTAAAATTAAAATGGCGACATACAATCATTTAAAATTGGATTTGAAAAAACTTATTGAATATGAATTCGAATTTTGAATAATAGCCTAAACAATAGCCTAAACAATAGCCTAAACAATAGGAAACGACGCCTCCATCGCAATGCCGCAAATACCCGCATCATTAGTATTATCCGATCTCCCTATCTTAACGTATCCATTCACGCCCCAAGATGGACCCCATGAATTTTTTACGAGCCAATACTTAATTCCATTTTCAACACCATATCCCGCAATCAAAACCCCATGATCTAATGATGTTCCGCACTTATCCGATGTAATCACGCCGCTAGAATAAGATTGAAATACAGCGGTATCCGCCTCAATTGCAATACTAACCGGGCCCATAGAAACTGCGGCCTTAAGAGTGACCTGGTTATTAGGAGTCACATCGGCACATCCACTCATCGTCGCAACCACCGGGCAGGTAGTAGATTCACATGACCCGACAACTCCGGCTCCGGATGTATATGGATACGCCGATTCGCTGCACATACCGTTATCAATGGCATACTGAAATGCATTATCCATCATTCCACCACTGCACGCCAAATTGCCGTACCTCTTGGAACATTCAACCAATTGTTCTTCGGAAAGACTGACCAATTTCCCGGAACTAATTGCCCACGCCCCCTCCATCGCCCCCGTCGCAGAAAAAGACCAACATGATCCACATTGTCCCTGATCCTTGACAGAGGTCACCGCCCCCTTTGTCGTCCAATCAAGAGTTTCACCGGAAGGAGCAGATGAAGACTTGAATGCACTGCACGCCGTCTTACTGCTCAAACCAGAAACAGAAACAGAAACAGAAACAGACTCAGAAACAGACTCAGAAACAGACTCAGAAACATCAACATTCTTGCGCAAATATCCCCCAGTATACTTTTGTTTAAACTCGGCAGATGTTAAATCGGAAAAGGAATTAATTGCCATGGTGAAATTCTGTGTCTCATCCATATTATGAGTGATAATATGACGCAAATTCGAGCGGAATGTGGCAAATCTCGACTCAAATTCTTCTAAAGTGTTATACTTCTTGTGAAATATCTCCAAAAATCCATTGAATTGTGTCCACTCATTAACATATGATACGTCGACCATACCGACCACACCGACAGCAGCATCAGTACCAGTACGCAACCCGCCGCTAACAGCAGAAGAAATAAACCCCGATGAAACCAACATAAATAAAGATACGGATAAAAACAAATTCATTTTATATTATATACTACCATAAGAAAATCTTTTTATATTGTTTTGTAAAATGTATGTATCAATATTTCCCGATAAATCGTTTAACTGATAAAGGTGAGGCGGTTGAAGTGGAAATATGTGGATTATTGAAAAACATTTTAGTCGATTTCACTTGTTTAATACGTCGTTGTTCATTTACTTGATTGACATATTGTATTATTCTCATCCGACGATATTGTTCAGGGGTTAATATGGGAGTCATCGGGACATTTGATACAGATGATCCATGCATAGTATAAGTAGCATTAGTAGTAGTATTGACAGTATTAGGATCAGCGGAAATAGTGCGAGAAATCTGTAATTTTCCGTTTACAACTTGCATATTTAATGTGGATAATATGTCATCATACGTGACTGCCTTTTTTTTCGAAATAATTGTATTATTATTAGTATTAGTACGATTAAGTCCATTGAAATTTGCATATGGATTCACATATGTTATTTTCCCCTTACTTATTGGATTATCAGAATATCCTAAATCGTCGACATCATCAATATCTAATTCTTCTATATTCAACTCCATAAATTATATGATTATAAATTATATGATTATAAATTATATGGTATAACATACTATAAAATAATTGCAAATTATACAAATTATACAAATTATAATAAAATAAAATATGTTTTTATTATAGCAGAGTAGCGATAATGTCAACTTTAATTCCAGATATAGTCCAAAATTTACAAGAACAATCTGGAAATATTAAAATAACAATTGCCGAAATAGAAAAACAACCTGACCAACAACAGCAGCAACAACAAAATGATCCAAATATATCAATCATTATTCAACAACCTGACCAGAACGATCAGAAAGAACAGAAAGAACAGAAAGAACAGAAAGAACAGAAAGAACAGAAAGAGCCAAAAAAAGGTAATATATCGAATACAGATTTAGCAAAAATCTTAAACATTCCATCAGTGGATATTCCATTGGATCAACGATTAGAAAATGATTTTTTAGAAAGTGATCCATTTCAAATCCAAACGTTATCTGATGAACCGACCATTTCTTCTGACGAAGACGATGCCAAATTATTGAGTATGATTTCCGCATTATCCGTACCCCAAAAACAAACACAATTACAAAAACAAAAACAACCTAGACCCATACCATTAACTCCCTACTACCCAAACACCCCGCGCCAATTATCCGATGAAGATGGTGATGAAGGTGATGAAGGTGAAGGTGATGGTGATGGTGGTGGCTTAGAGATAACCGATGGCGAATATGAAAAAGAAGAAAAACAAATAAATCCACCATACAACACTCCCCTTCCCCGAACGTTGCATATGCATTTAAAGGATGTTAAACCAACAACAGGAGGTAAAAGTAAAAGTAAAAAGACAAAATCTAAAAAGACAAAAACATCAAAAAAATCAAAATCAAAATCTAAAACATCAAAAAAATCAAAATCAAAAAAATCCAAAACAGTAAAATCAAAAACATCAAAAAAAATACGAACAAAAATGTAAATATAAATATTAGTACATATATATTTACATCAAGCAATCATGGCATTTAGAAAATTTGGAGGACTTAATTATGCGGCAACTAATAATATAGTCAGAAATCATTTTTCGAATAATGATAATCCAACAATATCAAATCAATTGGGAGATATTAATTCGAAAATAGTATGCGCCAGTCATTTAGATATGAGTCTAAATTCAATCTTAAACCTTTCTGCACTCTATTTTAGTGATGGCACTGTTCAAACGACGGCGTATACTGGAGGAGCTGTTGGACCACAAGGACCACAAGGTAATCCTGGATCCGTAGGACCAACTGGACCCGCAGGACCAAAAGGAAGTACTGGGTCCGCAGGATCCAGTGGACCCGCAGGACCAACGGGAAATCAAGGCAGTCAGGGCAATCAAGGTAGTCAAGGAAATCAGGGCAGTCAAGGCAGTCAGGGTAATCAAGGCAATCAAGGCAGTCAGGGCAATCAAGGCAGTCAGGGCAATCAAGGCAGTCAGGGTAATCAAGGCAGTCAGGGTAATCAAGGCAGTCAGGGTAATCAAGGCAATCAGGGTAATCAAGGCAATCAGGGTAATCAAGGCAATCAAGGCAGTCAGGGTAATCAAGGCAGTCAGGGTAATCAAGGCAGTCAGGGTAATCAAGGGACAATTGGCCCAACGGGTCTGCAAGGCAATCAAGGTAGTCAGGGCGGTCAAGGGGACTCATATTGGGGTGCTACCGGAACATCATTATATTCGTTAATCACCCCGTCTCAAAGCGTAATAACTACAACAGGCTCTCCAAATATAATCGTATCAGGAGATTATACTATTTATCAGTTTACATCTAACGGAACCATAACATCATCAATGCCCGTTAATGCGAATTGGATAGTAGTTGGAGGAGGTGGGGGAGGTGGGTCCGGAAATAATGTGATGGCTGGGAACGGTGGGGGCGGGGGGGGTGGAGGAGGACAAATAATACAACAAGGAGGAATAATTAATGAAAATCAATATCAAATTACAATTGGACAAGGAGGAAATGGTGCCACCTCATATATTTCCTCTGGTACTCAAGGATCTAATACTACGTTTAATGTTACAACAGCATCGGGGGGATATGGCGGAATATCTAATCCAGGCTACGATCAAGTCGTGTCTGGTGGACATAATGGAGATAATTCGGCAACATACGGCGCCGGCGGAAACGGGTCTAATTCATCCTACCCACAAGGAACCCTGTACGAAGGACTTGTGCCATTCTCGCCAACTTACACTCCTATAACTATAGGAGGAACTAATTTTTATTTTGGCGGAGGAGGCGGTGGAGGGACATCAGGCAATGATGCATACAATAATCCACCAACCAGTCCAGCAACATATACAAATAAATCATATGGAGTTGGATATGGAGGTGGGCAAGTTGCATTTGGTCAGCAATCCTATCCAGGTTTACCAAATACAGGTGGAGGAGGAAGTGGTGGTGGTGTCTCAGGAAGTGGCGGTAATTCCGGAGGGAATGGTGGATCTGGAGTTGTATTAATATATTTTTTAACCACCGATACTAATCATCAAACAAATATAGCAGGTAATTTATATTCTAACGCGCTTACCCTTAATAACACCCAATCTAAACTTGGATTTGTGTGTGGAGTATCACCAGCACAAGAATCAATTGGACAGATTACCGTTCAATTTAATTATACATTTTTATCTCCTCCTGTTGTAGTAGGAACCTCAAATTACACCGGATCTGATTATACAATAACCGTGCTAATCTATAATATAACAACCACATCATTT